AGGTGCTGTTTCTATTGCATTCTTGTAAGTTAGACTTATGAGAATGATACGTTTGACATTGCAACTTCACCAACGTAGTCGCCTGCGTTGCCTAGTGAACTTGCTGTGTTTGATAGCTCAACATAACCATAACGTGTCATGAATGATACGACTGGTTCAAATGTTGATGGATCAAGTACAACACCTGAGCTCATTAGTGGGATATATGGGCAATAGAATGCTGCCGCATCTGATTCACTTGAACCTTTGTATCCAACTAGTACGTTTGCACTGTCGCCAGCATATGTGTTCACATAAACTTTCATTGCGTTGTTCAATGTACCAACCATCTTAGTGTTAGTTGGAGCTTCGAACGAACCTTCAGTTGTACGTGCAAATGCTGATGTTGTTGCAGACTGTAGAATTGTTAGCGCAAATGGGCTAACAACTGCCCAGTTTCCTGCACCACGACGTGTACGCTGAGCAATTAGGTTTGCTGCTCTGTTGATTTGAACTGCAAGTGCTGCATGCTCATCACCAACGAAAGTAGCTGTACCTGATACTGCTGCTTGGTCGTATGTTTCAACTGCTGTTCCAGCTAGAGTTCCTAGTGAACCTAGTACCTCTTGATCAATCTCAGCAGTAATTTCTTGTGCTAAAGCAGCCATAATTTCTGCTTCAACATCAATACCATGCTGTGACTGAGCATCTTGAGCTGATTCAAAAGTCCAACGTGCTGATAGCTTACGTGATTTAGCTTCAACAGTTTGCTTTAAGATCTGGATGCTTAGTCTGTTTCCAGCTGCACCTTCTAGTGCTGCTGTAGATTCAGCTTTACCAGTAGCAGCACCTGAATACTGCTCTGCAATCTTAAATGGACTTAGTGCTTCTTCACCAGCGACAGTTGTCTGTGCTGCGTCTGCACTGTTAGTGTCCGCATCTGAGTAGCGAACTCTAAGTGTGTGGATTTGACCCACAGGACCTGTCATAGGCTGAACACCAACTAGTTCGTTTGCAATAACTGTTGGCATTACACGTCTGATAACGGGTAGGATAACACGATTAAGTGTTGCGACATTACCGGCAGATGTTGCGCCTGCTGTTGCTGTTTCTGACAAATACTTGCGTGTATTTTCTAGAGTAGCAGCCATTACAGATTTCTTTGTGCCTTGTAGGCCTTCAAGAAGTGCGCTTTTTGTATCCTGCCAGCGACTTTCTAATAGTTCTGACATAGTTTTCTCCTTAATTTAAACCAGCTAGACGTCTAATGTCAACGACATTGTCATCTGCTTGTGAACTAACGTTAGTTTGTGTTTCTCTGTTGCCTGTAATTTCTTTGCCTTCTGTAATAACTGCCTTCTGCTTCGCTGGAGATTTGCCGTCAATCACTGCCGGCATGTACTTGTCAAATGCAGATTGTAGTCTGTTTGTCTGTACTGATTCCAGTAAATCTGTCATGATTTCCTTTTGTCCTCTGCTTAATGGAGCAATAAGTTCATCAATCTTTGCTTTGCGTTCAGCGATTTGTGCCATACGCTTAATTTCGGTATCTTTAGCTTCTGCTAAGTTCTTTGCTTTTACAGCAAATGCTTTAGCTTCTGCTAGTTGTTTGTCCTTTGCAGCAACAACTTTCATAAGTTTTGCAGTCTCTGATTTTTCATTCAGGTGACTTGTTGCATATTCTGCTGCAAACGCTTCAAACATCTTGCGACCGAAGTCATTTTTACGTGCTTCTTCAATATCTTCTTTCAATGCGCCAATTTCACCCTTAAGAGTGTTTTCAACGATTGTAGATACTTTATCAGCACTTTTAGCAATAAAGTCTTTCTTGACTTCTGCAAATTTATTCTTAGCTTCCTTAATAAGTTTTACCTTAGTTTCTGCTAAGTCTTTTTTGTCTTCGTGGAACTCTGCAATTTCTTTTGCAAGTGCGTCTACAATGAAGTTCTCTAGCATACTGAACTTGTCAGCCATTGCTTTTTGATCTTCATGTAGTTCAGAAACTTCTTTCTTTAGAGATTCCATTACAAAGTTTTTAAGTAGATCAGCATTTTCACGCTGTGCTACTGCATACTTTGCTTTGGCTTCTGCAAGTTGCTTACGGTCTTCCGCAAACTCAGCAATTTCTGACTCTAAACGCTCTGAAATCATAGCATCAATAGCTTCTACCATTGTAGACTTATCATGCTCATATTTTTTAGCAAATTCTTCGCGAAGTTCAGCAGTCACAGACTGCTTGTTCTCTTTGATCTTTGCTTCCCAAGCGTTTTCGATTTCGGCACGTACTTCTTCTGAAACTACATCGTTTTCAAAAAGTGTTTTAAGTGCGTCCAACATATTTTTCTCCTTCTATTGGAGTCGACTGATTAAATTAATCAGCGATTCTTTTAAGTACTTTTGAGCCTTTGCATCGTGTTTTGTTGCCTGTGCTAATTCGTAAGCCTTGTACCCTCCGCGGGCGTTCATTAAGTGTTCGTATATTGGCGTAGGGTACGCACCTGGAGCACTTGGTTGTGCAACAACGTCCACTGTAATTATTTCAAAATCAGAGACAGTATTGCTACCGTCTTCTGACACGTTTCCACTACCTCTTGATGAGACGCCTAGTTTCACACCACTTTCAAGCATGGTGCGAACTAGGTTTCCCATTGGTGTTGGTAGAATTTTTAGTTTACCATAACCGTTTGCGCCATCCATCCAACATTCTTGGATCATATGACTTACACGGTCTAAGTTAATGTTAAGTCCTTCTGGATGATCAACCTCACCGAGAACACTATATCCTCCTGTTATTTGATCATTGAGAGTTT